AGACTTCTATTAGTATGATAAAATAAGGGTGGCGTTTTCATATCAGACATGATAAGAGTATACCCAATCTTGTAAGAATAGATATGGGGATATAGGAATGGATGAGATATTTATTGCGGATTCCGTATTTAGGGTTATAAGAGAACGACGGCAAAGTATTTATGATATATTAGGCGGAGACAATATCAGAGATATGGAGCATTATAAGAAACTCATGGGCATCCTTGATGGCCTAAATTATATAGAACAGGAACTCAAGAGCCTGCTAGAAAAACAGGAGCGCAGCATTGACTGACACACAAACTGAGGAACCAGAACTGAAAGATGCTTGGCAAGCGCCAAAAGAAGAATCAACAGTTTTAGATCCAGAACTTCTTAATAAATCCTTAATTGAAAGAATGCCTAGTCCTACAGGTTGGCGAATATTAGTTTTGCCATACAAAGGTCAGGGTAAAACCGAAGGTGGTCTATTTCTTCCCAACACTGTTGTGGAAGAACAACAAGTTTCCACGCAAGTGGGATATGTACTTAAAGTCGGAGATTTAGCATACAAAGACGAGAAAAAGTTCCCTACGGGGCCTTGGTGTGCGGAAAAAGATTGGGTAATGTTTGCCCGATATTCAGGATCACGTTTTAAGATAGAAGGTGGTGAGGTTCGTATTCTCAACGATGATGAGATACTTGCCAAAATTTTAGAACCCACAGATATTCTTCATTTTTAGGAGCTATTATGTTAGAGAAAGAGAACGATGAAACAGATATTAGAGAAATTGAAGTCGATACTAACGAGGATACGGGCGCGAATCAGGCGTCTGGTCAAGCCGGAGAAGTTATCGTCGAAACCGAAACCGGGTCGTCCCAAGAAGACGACCAGTTCAACAAAGCCGAAAGCGCGACGCAAAAAAGGATAGACCGCTTAACTAAGAAAATGCGGACTGCCGAGCGGGAGCGAGAGGAAGCTTTACGCTATGCTCAGAAGGTGCAACAGGAAGCGGAGGAGCTAAAGACCCGTGTGACTAGCATGGATCAGAACTATATAAATGAGTATAGTTCCCGTGTTGACACGCAAATGTCGGCAGCAGAGACTAAGCTTAAATCGGCAATGGAAATAGGGGATACAGCACAAGCAGTGGAAGCCCAGAAAGAAATAAGCCGTTTGACTATAGAAGCGGACAGAGCATCTCAGGCTAAGGCCCAACAGGAATCTCTGAAGAACGCACCTCAGCCTACGCAACAGGCTCAACCCGCACCTCAACCCGTTAAACCCCCCGATGCTAAAGCTCAAAAATGGGCCGAAAAGAACGATTGGTTTGGCACAGATGAAGCGATGACGTATGCGGCTTTTGGTATACATAAACGCATGGTTGAGAACGAAGGGTTTGACCCAAGCTCAAATGAGTACTATAGTGAACTAGATAATCGTATGCGGACAGAATTTCCGCATAAGTTAAATGGAGGCGCTGAAGCACCTTCTACAGAGTCTAGGAGTAACCGACCCGCTCAGACGGTTGCTTCTGTATCACGCTCTGCTACCTCTGGGCGCAGTAAAAGTAAAAAGGTCAGACTCACCCCGACCCAAGTTGATATAGCTAAAAGATTGGGTGTGCCAATAGAAGAATACGCGAAATACGTGAAGGAGTAAAAAATGTCAGATAATAAAGAGTTAAACTTCGGAGGATCTGTCGAAAGAACGCCTCGCGCAAACAATACTAGAGAGAAGACGGCGCAGCGTAAGCCGTGGGCTCCACCGTCCATGTTGGACGCACCACCCGCACCAGATGGATACCAACATCGTTGGATTCGTGCTGAAGTTCGAGGGTTTGATGACCGTAAGAACGTTAGTGCTAAACTAAGAGAAGGTTGGGAATTGGTAAGACAGGATGAATATCCAGATTTTGAATCTCCTGTTATTGATTCGGGTAAATATGAAGGTGTGTTCGGAGTGGGAGGCTTAATGTTAGCTCGTATACCTGTTGAAACAGCCAAAGAAAGAACTGCATATTTTGAACAAAGAAATGCGGATCAGATGGAAGCTGTGGATGATAACATGATGCGAGAGAACGCTCATTCGACAATGACGATTAATAAACCCAATCGTCAGTCTCGTGTAACTTTTGGTGGTTCTCAAACTAAGAATTAGGACCATCTTTTAGGATAAGGAAACCAAATTATGGCAAATCAACTATCAGGCGGCTATGGTCTTCGTCCTATTGGTAAAGTGGGTGGCAATCCTTTCAATAATGCGACAACGCAGTATGAGATTGCTAACGACTACACAACAGCTATATACAATGGCGGAATAGTAATTCCGTTAGCAGGAGGCACTATCGCGATTACCGATCAGGCAGTTGCTCCTCTTGGCGTGTTAGGTGGTGTGGAGTATGTTGACTCAGTAACTGGTAAGACAACATGGCTCAACTACTGGCCCGGATCAAACAGTGTAAGTGTTGATACGAATCACCCTGTAAAGGCATTCGTATATGACGATCCAATGCAACTCTACGTTGTTGTTGCAGATGGAACGAACACCAATAGAGCAACCGCTCTTGCGGACACTTTTGCGAATTGTGACATGGCTAGTGTAAACAGTGGAAGCACGAACACAGGTATGGCATCAGATATGCTAGACATTAGTTCAGCGGCTACTACAAATACTTTAGACGTTCGTATCGTCGGTCTTTTTGAGGATGAGGGTAATTCCGATTATTCCGCAGCAGGGCATCAATACATTGTGCGTTTAAATCATCCATACAATTCTGGCGTCGGTGCGGCTGTAGGCACTTTTGCCACAACCGCGATATAAGGAGGTTAGGATATGGCAATTTCTCGCGCACAACTAGCGAAAGAGCTAGAACCCGGCCTAAACGCCTTGTTTGGACTGGAATACAACCGTTACGAGAACGAGCATTCAGCTATTTTCGATGAAGAGAGTTCTGATAGAGCTTTCGAAGAAGAAGTAATGCTTTCTGGTTTCTCAACAGCACCTGTCAAGCAGGAAGGATCTTCTATTTCCTTTGACAGCGCTCAGGAGACCTACACTGCTCGTTACACACACGAAACCATTGCTTTGGCCTTCAGCATTACTGAAGAGGCTATTGAAGACAATCTTTATGATCGTCTTGCAAGCCGATATACTAAGGCTTTGGCTCGTTCCATGTCTCAGACAAAGCAAATTAAAGCCGCGTCTATACTAAATAATGCTTTCAGCACTGGAGCAAGTGCGATTGGTGACGGAGCGGCGCTCTGTTCATCTTCTCACCCATCCACTTCTGGAAATCAGAGAAACCTTCTTTCAACAGCTGCGGATCTTAATGAGACTTCATTAGAGCAGATGTTGATTGATATTGCAGGTATGACTGATGAAAGAGGTTTGAAGATTGCAGTTCGAGGATCAAAGTTGATTATTCCAAAAGAACTACAGTTTATAGCTGAAAGAGTGGTTAACTCAGCATTAAGACCGGGAACATCGGACAATGACTTAAACGCAACTAAGAGTATGGGAATGCTTCCAGACGGAGCAACAGTAAACCATTTCTTAACTGATACAGATGCGTGGTTCATTAAGACTGATGCTCCTAATGGTTTCAAAATGTTTAACAGAGCAGCTATTAAGACTGCTATGGAAGGCGATTTTGACACAGGAAACATGAGGTTTAAAGCTCGTGAGCGTTATTCCTTTGGTGTTTCTGACTGGAGATGCGTATTCGGTACACCCGGAGCGTAAGCTAGTTTATTTAAGGTTATTAAGGGGCGGCGAAAGTCGCCCTTTATTTTTTGTAAATACTTGTTATAATAGTTTATCCCTGACAGCCACATGGTGTGGCTGACATTTGCCACGACAGGAGGAAAGAATGGCTAATTCAACTTTTTCAGGACCAATAAGGTCCCAGAATGGAATGAAAGTAATAAGTAAAGATTCTTCAACTGGTTTGATCCAAGATAGAACTTTACACGACATAGGTATAAAAGACACCCGACGTTATTATCTAGAAGAGTGGTTTCTTCAAAGACCGGGTCTTAATGCAAACATTGACCAAGTATCTACAGTAGAAGTTCAAAGAGCTTTGAACAGAAACTGGGAAGCACTTGGAACTAACATGACTACGGCCTTATGTACGTTTAATACAACTTCAGCAGGAGTTGTAGCAACAACGGCAGGAGCCGATCAAGACCAAGCAATATTGACCCCTCATTTAGATACGGCAGCCACAGCATGGGCTGGTTGTAAGTGGGGAACCGAGAACCAAGTTCATTTTGAAACATCTATTGCTTTACCTGCTATTGATAATCAAAATGTTTGGGCAGGATTAAAATTAACAAATGTGCCTGAAGTAGCAACGGATGCTAATCAAGCATATTTTAATTTTTTAACAGATGCTGATAATTCTGGACAAGCTTTTGATGATTTTACTAAATTGCATTTTGTTCATAGTATAGGTGGAACAGACTATATTAGTCAGTTGCCAATTACGGTAGCCGCTAATACTATTTATCATTTAAAAATTATGTTTGACAGTGATAGAAAGATGTCAATCTTTGTTAATGGTACTCAGTATAACATAACAAGTACTTCTGGTTCTACGGGTGGAACGGCTGTTACTACTGGAACTACCAAATCAGCGGCCATGACCGATGATATTGATTTAATTCCTTACATAGGTATTGAAGCAAATGCGGCAGCGGCAGAAGCGGTACATTGTCATTATGTTGCAATGAGTAGGATAATTAACGAATAAAAAATAAGTGGGGGGTAATTCCCCCACATTTTTAGGAGAATTATATGGCAAGTTCAGATGTAAAAGCGCTGACAGTTAACGATGAAAACGCAGCTGATGCGGATAGATTAGTTACTGCGGCAAGACCTGATACCTCCGCAACTATGGCACAAACCACTCATGCGGGTGGGGCGGCTAGAAATGTTACGGTTACTACTACAGGTACAAGTGATAACAGTAAAACATGTACTATTACGGGAACGGATGTATTTGGCGATGCGATGACGGAAGTTATAACATCAACAAGTTCCGCAGAAACAGTGGCGGGAGAAAAGTTATTCCTTACTGTTTCCGCAGTCGAATGTTCCGCAAAATATGCCGCCAATATTACGGTAGGTTCAGGTACGCTTTGTGCCCAAGCTATTGGTGATGGTGGTCGTATTCGTTTAAAAGGTCTCTCCGTAGTTTCTGGGGGCACAGCGGGAACAGTTTCGTTTTATAATGGAACCCCCGAAAGTGGTACGGCGTTGTTTAAAGCTAGGACTATTGGTACAGCAAACCAGACTATAGATAGATCGGTTCCAGAAGAAGGAGTTTTATTTGCAAGTGGCATGAGTGTTTCATACACCTTGGATGTTGCTGATATGATGACTTTCTTTTATGCATAAGAGGTTTACATGGCAGTTTCAGGAAGCACTAATTTTGAGTTAGATGTCTCAGACTATATTGAAGAGGCGTTTGAAAGATGCGGTTTAGAAGTTAGAACGGGTTATGATTTAAAAACGGCTAAGAGAAGCCTTAATCTTATGTTAGCCGAATGGTCTAATCGTGGGCTTAATCAATGGACTATTACACAACGCACACAGACTGTGGCAGCGGATGATACGGAATATTCGTTAGGAACGGATGTTATAGACATCCTATCCGCGGTTGTTCGTAGAAGTAGTGTAGATTATTCTTTGGAAAGAGTTAGCCGAGATCAGTATTTAAGTATACCTAACAAGACAAGTACGGGAAGACCTTCTCAGTTTTTTCTGGATAGACAAACTACTCCAAATTTAAAGATTTGGCCCGCTCCTGAGAATAGCACTGATGTTATCTATTATAATGCTTTAACTCGTATGGATGACGCAGATACTTTTATAAACACCATGGATATACCGTTCAGGTTTTACCCATGTTTGGCAGCAGGATTGGCGTATTATATCGCTATAAAAAAGGCTCCTGATCGTATTCAGCTTTTAAAGGCCGTTTATGAAGAAGAGTTTGATAGAGCCATGCAAGAGGATAGAGACCGAGCTTCTTTCAATGTTGTGCCGAGGTTTGATTATTTGAGGGTAAATTAATGGCAAGAACCGCTTCTGGAAAACATGCTTTTGGTATATCGGATCGTTCTGGTTTCCGATATAGGCTTAGAGACATGCGAAAAGAGTGGAACGGTATGTTTGTCGGGAAAGACGAGTACGAAGCGAAACATCCTCAATTAAGCCCAAGCAAGGTGACCGCTGATCCTCAAGCTTTGCGAGATGCTAGGCCAGACAACGCCGTAGAAACAACGGGATTTATAGTTTATACTAATATAGATGATGGAATAATAGGATTTACTTTAACTTCAGATCTCGAAGGAACGGGGTCTATTGGAACAGTGACGGTGACAACGACATGAGCTTTACATATTCAGGATTAAAAACCGCTATACAAAATTATGCGGAAAACACGGAAACAACGTTTGTAGCGACCTTAGACACTTTTATAAAAACTGCGGAAGAACGAATATTAAAAGCAGTAGATTTAGAATACTTTAGGAAAAATGCTACGGCTTCTATGACTTCTGGAAATCAATATTTGGCTACTCCGTCGGATCTTTTATCGGCTTTCAGCCTTTCTATAACAAGTTCCAGTTCTAAACAGTTTCTTTTGCAAAAGGATGTGAACTTTGTTCAGGAGTTCAATCCAAACTCTGCTACCACGGGAACACCCCGCTATTATGCTCTTTTTGACAGAAGCAATTTTATACTAGCTCCCACCCCTGATGCGACTTATACCACCGAAGTACATTACTATTATAGGCCCGCTAGTTTAACCGCGGCTGGAGATAGTGGTACAACATGGTTAAGTACAAATGCCCCTAATTCTCTTTTATATGGAGCGCTAATAGAGGCATATACCTTTATGAAAGGCGAACAGGATGTAATGGCTATGTATGATAAGCGCTTTATGGAGTCCTTATCCCGATTAAAAGACTATGCTGAAGCTAGAGAGAATACAGACGCATACAGAAGAGGGTTACCAGATAGGCCAAGAACATGAGAGTAGCGATAGTTGGACTTGGGGGAAGCTATGCCGATTACATAGCGGCCCGAATAAGATCAGAAAAATTTGACGAAGTCTGGGGGATTAATTGTATTGGTGCAATAATTCATGTGGACAAGACCTTTATGATGGACCCTGTGTCCCGTTTTTTAGATACGGATAACGCAGGACTGCAAACAGGCATAGCCAATGAATTTCTTGAAAAGAACAAAAATCCTATCTACACTTGCCAACTGGATAAAAGGGTCAAAAATCTTAAATTATATCCACTCGAAGAGGTCATTAAATCTACCAATCTTTGTTATTTTAACAACACTGTACCTTACGCTATTGGTTATGCTATATATCGTAATGTCTCTTCCATTTGTCTTTATGGGATAGATTATACATATAAAGACAATATCTATATGGCAGAATCTGGCAGAGCTTGCACAGAGTTCTGGTGTGCTACGGCTGTGTCAAAGGGTATAAAAGTAGAAGTCGCTAATAGGTCTGGTTTGTTAGATACGAATGTACCTGATAGTGAGAAATTGTATGGATATCACAGGTTAGACGATCCTTTAGTTCAGCAATTTAATGAACAAGGGCTTTTAATTACAAAACAGTCTGAAGTTGCTCCACCAGAGCCTATAGACAATAAACCTATACTTTTTGGAAGACATGATATACAAAAACTAAACGGAGTTGATAATCATGTTTCAAATTAATGCAGCAGAAATAGGAACTGTAAAAGTAAATACTTCTCAAAATGGTGGCTTTTCAAGCGACCAGATTGCTGATATGGCTACTGATAAGATAGTATATGTAGCAGATAATGCTCCTCCTGCTATACAAGAACAAGCTCGTTTGTTTGCAGATCGTGTAAGAAATCTACTTAGAGGATATGTTGATTTGGCAAAGAAAGAAGAACGTGCTACAATTATTCAAGTAATTGAACAAACTGGTAACAAAGAATTAGCAAATATCATAAGGAGGCTATAATGGCAATTACTCAAGCAATGTGTACATCTTTTAAGCAAGAATTGATGTTAGGCACACATAACTTTGCAACTAACGGCAATTCTTTTAAGCTTGCCTTGTACGCAGAGGGTGGAGGAGGAAAATCTTCTACTACGGCTACTTTAGGAGCCGCAACAACTGCATATACTACTACTGGAGAAGTGGCAAACAGTGGTTCTTATACTGCTGGAGGGAGTGCTTTAACAAATGTTGCACCTACTACTTCAGGAACAACTGCTCTTACCGATTTTGCAGATATAAGTTTTAC